AAATTTCTTTCTATTAGTATCTGTAGCAGTTAGAAACTGTAATGAACTAGTAGTACTTTGGTACACTAACTGACTAAAGGTTTTGAAGTCCATACCTACTACGTTTTGAATAGACTTGAAAGTATTAGTAGCAGTATGTGAGGAGATGTCTTCTCCATCACAAGTTAAGACCACTTTAATACTTGCCTTTCTTTCTACCGTTATATTATAAACTCTGTCATCTACTTCGAAATCAAGAGATATACTGTACCCATTTTCATTGTTGTTTCTATTAACAATGTCTACTTTCTTAATACCTTTAGAGTTCTTGTTAAACAAAGCCTCTTCAATTAATAAAGGTATAGAGCTCTTGCCCGTACCATTAGTACCCACTAACTGCACTATTAAATCTTTTTCTAAGTCTAGCTCGTTGTTCTCTCCATACGAGAAACAGTTAGACCATTTTAACTTCTTAAGTATAATCATGAAATACTCCTAAAACTTCCTTTACCTTCTTCTCATTGAGTCCCATGATAAATTGTAGGTACTCTGATAGTTCATCCTCTAGTGTCATTTCTGTAGTTAGAATAAGAGCGGAGTCATTATGTCTTTTTATCAACTTCTTATCTAGTAGCTCATTATCTTTGTCCACTTTCACTAACTCACTAACATCGCCTTCTAACTCGTATATGGTGTGATGATAGTTAGTCTTTATCATTTGATCCGGGTGACTAACCGTTTGTCTAATAAGTTGAGGTAGCTTTAGTTTCATCCAAGACCAGTCAAGTGTCTCACTATCGAATAATAGTACTCCAGTGTCCACAGGGTTCCTATGGAATGATGTGGTAACGGGGCTGCCGGGGTAAATTATGTTACCCTGAGAGTTAGAGTGAGAATGTAAGTCCCCCGCAATAACTAACTCCCACTGCTCCAACTTCTTCAAGTCAATTTCAGGCTGCACGTGTGGAGGAATTTCCCCTCTTACGTGAGTGAATAAAGTTCTGCCTTCGAAGTCTTTAGGGTCGAACTCCTTCAATTTATTATATGGAATAAAGTCCATATCTTCTAGCTTGTAGTAGTCATCAATGATTTCCACTAAGGGGTTGATGGCTTTAGTCACGTCTTTCAAGTTTGATAAGAAAGATGTATTCTTCTTTAGAGCTTCGTGGTTGCCAGGGTATATAATAGTTCTTACACTAATATCTCTTATGTACTTGAAATACAGACTGAGTTCATCGAGCGTCGGCATCCTATCAAATAGGTCCCCGCCAATAACGTGGAGGTCTATTGTCTTTTCCAACTTATACAGTTCTTTAAACATAAGTTCGTAACGATTAGTTGCCCACTCACGTGGAACACTCTTCTGTCCTAACTTAATGTGCCAATCGGCGCTGAATAAAATTTTCATTGGTTGTTTCCTTATGTAATAAAAAGCCCCAGTTACGGGGCTCTCCTTAAACTACTTGGTTATAGTAATTCAGTAACTTCTTCGGCAACGTCCGCTGGTACACTATCTGCACCACCGTTCTCAAGAATTCTAGTCTCAATAAACTCTTTCTGTTGCTCAGAAGTAGGGCGACTAATAACCTCGTCAATGTTAGGTAGTTCCTTGATAGCTTCTAACTCATTGTCATCTAAGGCTCTTACTTTACACTTTAATACTTGCAATGTGTATTCTACATTGAAAGGTAGTGGTCCAGTCTTTTGCTTTTTAAATGCTAAGTCCCAACCTGTTGTAGGGTCTGTAGGATCTCCTAAGTCTTCTGCTGCAACCATTACCGCTTCAAATAACTTCTTTTTAAGGTTTAATACTTTAACCTTTCCGTCATCTGGGTCAATACATTGTACTGCGTATGCCCAAGAACACTTCATATCTGTATGGTAGTGACGTACCCAATCTTTCTCAATATTAGTAAACTGCTCTTTATCTCTATCGAAGCCTAAGCATTCCATAGGAACACGCTTACCGTCTGCAGTAGTTACCCAGTACACGTATCGTGGAAGAACATCTCCAACCATGCGAACAACGTTGTTGCCTTCTTTATAAGTGTATGCGTCTACTGACGACTTCTTTGCCTTACCTGTTACATTTCCAAATTTAATTGCCATTATCTATTTCCTCATAGTAAAATTTTATATTATCTTTCTCGTCAAGTGCTAATAAAGGATTGTCCTCTATATCTCTCCGAGTTATCTCTGTGTATCTAAAAGGTAGGGTTTTCACTCCCTGCCATTTGTAATCTAAGTAATTTCTATAACTTGCAAGTTCCATATAGGCAACCATCTGTTCTAGAGTTACTTGAAGTTTGTTCTTAAATAGTTCTTTAGGGTTTAGCAGGAAGCTATCCCCAGTTATATCTTGTCCGTAGAAGCGACTTAAACTTTTCTTCTTTTTAGGCATTTTAATACTATAAGTATAGATAACCATTAATCTTATTGTATTTTTAGTACTGCCCTTGCTTAGTTTAAGTACCCTTTCCCAGTCGTAAAATATCACCTTTAAATTCCTATTTTCGAATGTATATTATACCAATATTTAACATAAATGTCAAGTAGTATTTTTCTATTGTTAAACCCCTGCCACTACTTTAATATCATATCCTTGCTTAATATACACAGCGGAACGTGCTTTCGCCTGCCTTGCGGCTGTGTTACCCTTCAACTGTATATCTAAAACGACAGGCTGTATTTTCCCGTCCATCTTTCTAATAACTCTACCTATTAGCTGTATCAGTAAAGGTTCATTATTGATTGGAGTACCCAGAATGAGGCAACTAAGCTCATTAACTGATATACCCTCGCTGAAGATGCTTTGCGACCCATAGAGGATATCTGCCGTTCCATCTTTAATCTTTTTGAGTTCTTCGTCTCTTTGTTCATGTGGTAGCTCCCCTGTAATACATATTGCGTTATTTCCGGTTAGGTCGGCGCACCTATTTAAAAACTGGACCCTATCGCTTACAACCAAAACCTTATGGCCTTTTGCTGCGTACACGGAAGCAAGCTGTGATATCATCCTCTGATACCCCTCATCATACGCAACAGCGTTAACTCTATTAGCCCAGGGTATCTTAGCACTATCTGGAAATCTCGTCTCAGACTTCACCAATACTACCCTAGGGGTTATGTAGTTCTCTTTAGGGGGTTGGTGTACATCGAAACCAAAGTAATCATTAAATATAACGTGCTTACCGTCCTTGCGTTTCAACGTACCGCTTAGCCCTATTTTGTATCTTGCGTTACTTTTATCAATTATCTTAGAGAAGGTAGGTGCAGAAACGTGATGCATTTCGTCCAAAATAAGAGTTCCAAACATATTTTGAATTTCTTTCATTTTCTTGCCAAGAGTCTGTACGTTAGCCACTACGATGATAGGGGTTATGTCAAACTTTCCGCTGCCAATGATTCCGGGCTTAATGCCCAAGCAATGTTCTATTTCCTTTTCCCACTGGTCTCTCAACGCCAATGTGTGTACTACAACTAAAGTTTTCTGCCCTAATTTAGCAGCCACGGCTATCGCTGTAAAAGTCTTACCCCAACTCACAAAAGCGTTAATGATTGCGCTATCTTGAATTGAATCGTGAACCTTGGCCTGGCTATCCCGAAGGTCAAATTTGAACTTGGGAAATTCGACAGGTACTAAAGTCCTTTTATCAATGATTTCATAATCGTCAGGAACTAAATCCATCCTACCAGTAGGTACCGTTATTAGCTTGCTACTAATCCTACCCATATTCTTGATAATAGTAGGAGGCTCCATAGGGTTATATGTAGGTATAGTATACGTTAACTCTCGGTCTATCAGCTTCTGCTGTTTAGCGTCAGCGGACATATAAATTCTATTTGATAAAACTGCTTTTTCACTCATATTTTCCTCTTAGTGTCTTTTAGTTTCTCAGTAGTCACTTCGTAAAGTAAGTACCCCTTGTCTATATGTAGTAGCCCTGCGTACTCCGCGGCTAAGTTCAGCTTACCTGCTATTTCAAAGAAGGAGTTTACGCCTTTAACTTTGAAAATAGTAGTTGTATCTGTGTACTTCTTATAGATGATTTTCTTATAAACTAAAGGGTGATAGACACTCTTAGTATAATGATATATCTTCCCTTCGAAATCTATAAAGTCCAGTATCTTAGATGCCAGTAGGTCTTTAAAGTTCCAAATCGCTTTTCTCAAGGGGTAAACCTTGTAGTCCTTTAAAACCTTAATAGCTAACCTACGTTTAGGGAAGGGCATAGACTTATCTGCTAAGTCTATTCGTCTAATCCCATGCCTATCAGTTATTAGACCTTCTCCAATATGCTCGTGAGGCCTAATAACCCAAACAGGCCAGTGTATATTAGAGAAATTCTGGGTACTGTTTATCGAATTTACTAAAGGCATAATCGTCTCCAATATCTAAATCTACTCCGATAGGCTGACCCGGTATAGAGCAACCTCTGTCTTTTTGAGTAAACTTAGCCATAATTTCCGACACCTCTTTAACATCCTTGTCGGCTACTTCTAGTACTAAAGAGTCATGAACAAGGGCGATGATTACCGCGTCTTTATTATTATCTTTAATCCATTGATTTAGCTCAATACCAGCCAAGAGATTAATGTCGGAAGCAACAGACTGAATAAGGAAATTAATACCGCTACGAACTTCGTGTGATGCAATACCTTTGTCATTGCTAAATACGTTAGGTAAGCGACGCTTACGTCCAAGAATACTATAGATATATCCATTTGCCTCGATGTCCTCCTTTGACATTTGTAACCAATCCTTTAATCTAGGGAAGGTTCTAAAATACTTCGCGATAGTATCTTTAGCTTGTTGAATAGAGAAAGGCTTGCCACTATCTTTAGTAACAGTCTCAGCAACCTTAGCAGGACCTGATCCATACATAATTCCAAATGTAATAGCTTTAGCGGCCTGTCTTTGGGTAGAGGCCTTCTCTTTAATATCCGCAACATCATGAGGAAGTGCAAATACCATCTTTGCCACCGTAGAGTGTAAGTCTCCTCCACTCTTAAATACATTCTGTAGATTCTTATCATCACTTAGGATTGCCGCAACATATACCTCTGCGGTTGCTAAATCCTGCTGTAAGATTTTGTACCCTGGCTTTGCTTTAATACAACCTTTTACAGCTGCGTTGTCTCTAGGCAGTTGCTGCATGTTAATCTTACCAGAACTTGATAAACGACCCGAAGTAGTAGAAGTTAGGTTAAAACCTGTTCTAATCCTCTGATCTTTGTCCAGTGCTGGGATAATCTTGTCCAAGTACGTGTTCTTTATCTTAGATTTCTGTCTAATATCTAGAATCACGCCAGGGATAGGGTGATCTTCCGCCAGTTTCTTTAGAACCTCTGCATCAGTAGAAGCAGCTCCAGTACCTGTAAGCTTCCCAGTAGGAGTAAGCCCAAGGTAGTCAAACAATAGTACCCGGAGTTGTTGCGTACTATTAGGGTTGAAGATTTTACCCTGCTCTTCCTCAAACGTGTGTACTTCTTTATATCCATATAACTTCTCTTTCGCCTCTTGGATTTCTGTCTCCATTAAGCCTTGTACTTTTTGTAACCTTGGTAGGTCAAAAGGTACACCATTTTCTTCAACATCTTTTAAGAATAACATACCTGGAACCATTAGTTCTTTGTACACTTTCTTTAGCTGAACATTCTTTACAATCTTTTTTACAAACATCTGATACAGGTCATATGTTACTGCAGTATCAATCGCAGCATACTCGTACATAATATCAAAAGGAATTAAGTCGTAGCTAAAATCTCCTTTTAGTATTTTGTGGTCTTTACAATACTGGGTTCTAAAGTC